TTACATTTACCACAGCTCCAGCTTCCTCTACAGCTATAGAAATCCGTAGAACCACAAGTCAGGGCACAAAGCTCGTAGATTATGCGTCAGGTTCAGTACTAACAGAATCAGATTTAGACACGGATAGTGACCAAGCGTTCTTTATGTCTCAAGAGGCTATTGATGACGCTGGTGACGTAATTAAATTATCTAACGTTAACTTCCAATGGGACGCACAAAATAAACGTTTAACTAACGTTGCTGACCCAACATCAGCACAAGACGCAGCTACTAAAAATTGGTCAGAAACAGCTATGTCTTCTCAGTTAGCTCAGGCTACAACACAGGCAACTAATGCAGCAACCAGTGCGACCAACGCTTCTACTAGTGAAACCAATGCGGCAGCTTCGGCTACAGCAGCGGCAGCTAGTGCGACCGCAGCAGCAGCTAGTGAAACAGCGGCTGAAACTGCTGAGACTAATGCTGAAACAGCTGAGACTAATGCTGAAACAGCTGAAACAAATGCAGCAGCCAGTGCGTCAGCAGCTTCAACTTCAGCTTCTAATGCTGCAACATCCGAATCAAATGCTTCAACATCAGCTACAAACGCAGCTTCCTCTGCGTCTACAGCTTCTACAGCAGCCAGTAATGCTAGTACATCAGAAACAAATGCAGCTACGTCTGCAACTAATGCAGCTACAAGTGAAACTAACGCAGCTTCTTCTGCTACGGCAGCAGCTAGCTCAGCTAGTGCAGCTTCTACCAGTGAAACCAATGCGGCGTCTAGTGCGTCTGCGGCTTCGACTTCTGCGACCAATGCTGCTACATCAGAAACTAATGCAGCAACTTCGGCTACAAATGCAGCTACATCTGAGACCAACGCAGCAACTTCTGCGACCGCAGCTCAAACAGCTCAAGCAGCAGCTGAGGCAGCAGCAGATAACTTTGATGACACATATTTAGGAGCTAAGGCTTCTGACCCTACAGTAGACAATGACGGTGACGCATTAAGTGCTGGTGACTTGTATTTCAATACAACAACAGACAAAATGAGAGTCTATGACGGCTCAGCTTGGAATGATGCAGTAACTGACCTTACTAGTGTGGTTACTAAAACCAGTACAACAGGGTCAGCTGAGTTACCATCAGGTACTACAGCACAACGTGATGGTTCACCATCAGCTGGTTATATAAGATTTAACTCAGATGAAACATCATTTGAGGGTTATGACGGCTCTGCATGGGGTAGTATCGGTGGTGGTGCATCAGCAGGTGGAGCTATTTACGAAAACAGTAACAGCATAGATGCTGATTACACATTAACAACAAATACCAATGGTATGTCAGTCTCTCCAATCAGCATAGCTAGTGGAGTTACTGTAACAGTACCGAGTGGTGCTAGGTGGGTAATACTATGACAGTTAAGATTAATGCCGATACAACTAATGGATTAAAAATAGTATCAGATACAAGTGGTGCTATAGATTTACAATCTAATGGAACGACAAGAGTATCTATGGACGCAAGTGGTAATGTAACTGCTACATCTTTTATTGGAGATGGTTCATCACTAACAGGAGTTGCAAGTAGTGATAATACTCCTGCTTTTTCAGCAGTTAGTGAAACAGGACAATCAGTTGCACACAACACACAAACTCATCTAACTCCTGCAACAGAAGTGTTTGATACTGCTAGTGCTTATTCTAGTGGAACATTTACAGTGCCATCAGGGAAAGGTGGAAAATATTTTATTAGTTTTGCTACATCAATAAGTAATCTTCCACAAGAAGATATAATGAGATTAGGTATTAAAGTAAATGACGTTTATCCTTATGGTGGCTCTATAGTCCATGTTTATGAGGGTTACATGTCTCATTTTAGTCACTTAGATGCAGCTGACCCTCGTGTTAGAACTGATGCTATTTTAGATTTATCAGCAGGTGATACAGTAAAAGTTTTTGCATTACAAAATAGCGGAAGTGCAAAATACATGAGAGACCAATATTTTGGTATGTTTAGATTAGCAGGAGTATAAATGGCAAGTTTAGCAACAAAAATAGAATTATTCTTAGGTCGTAAAATAAATTTTATGAACGAAGTTGTATTAGAAGATGTTGGACAAGGAGTATATATAAAAGAGTGGAATATAGATGATACTCAACCAACTCAATCAGAACTCGATGCCTTAGAATCACAAGCACAAACAGTAGAAAATAATATTGATATTATCAATACTAGAAAAAAATTATATGGTAGTTGGCAAAGTCAATTAGAAGAGATTTATGATGATGGCATTGATAGTTGGAAAACAAGAATTGCTAAAGTTAAAACAGATAATCCAAAGGAATAAATTATGGCTCTCACTTTACATGGTACAGTATCAGATAACACAGTAGCTTTAGATAGAAAGACTGCTACTCCATTGATTATAAATGGTGATATGCAAATAGCACAAAGAGGTACTTCAGTTTCTACTTTTAATAGTGATGCATATCATACTGTAGATAGGTGGAAAAATAGCACAGCAGGTACAATATCTGCTGAATTTACTATATCACAAGATAGTGATGTTCCAACAGGGGAAGGATTTTCAAATTCATTAAAATATGATTGTACGACAGCAAATGCTTCTTTAGGCACATCAACTGCTTTTAGAGTGCAAACAAGAATTGAAGGACAAAATATACAAATGTTAAAAAAAGGCACATCTAATGCTGAATCAGTTACTTTTTCTTTTTGGGTTAAATCAGCTAAAACAGGAACATATATTTTAGAATTATTTGATGCTGACAATAATAGAAGCATATCTAAATCTTACACAGTAGATAGTGCAAACACTTGGGAGAAAAAAGTATTAAGTTTTGCAGGTGATACAACAGGTGCATTTGATAATGACAATGCACAAAGTCTACAAATTAATTGGTATTTGTTTGCTGGAACAGATTATACATCAGGAACTTTACAAACTTCTTGGGCTACAAGAACAAATGCAAACAGAGCAGTAGGAAATGTAAACCTAGCAGACAGTACATCTAATGATTGGTACATAACAGGTGTTCAACTAGAAGTAGGAACATTTGATGCTAACAGCATACCTGACTTTCAGTTTGAAGATAGAACAACAAGTTTCAATAGATGTTCAAGATATTTTTATAGACAATATTCCAATGCACCTTATTCAGTTTTTGCAAATGGATTTGTTTCCAACTCAACTACAGCAAGAGTTATGCAGAGATTTCCACAGCAGAGAGCATTACCAACATTCTCTTCTAGTGGAAGTTTCCAAGTTATTGAGGGTGGAGATTCTAGGTCAGTGTCATCAATAGCATCTGACAATAATTCTAGGTCATTAGAGGGTGCTAGATTAGACATTACTACATCAAGTGCATCAGCAGGTAATGGGTGTATGTTAAGAGCAAGTAATGATACAGATGCTTATATAGAAGCAGATTCAGAATTATAGGAGATATTATGAATATTACATCAGTACAACATACCGAATCTGAGGGAATAACATCAGGATATAAATTAGTTTCTGATGGACAAACTTATTATGTTCCTGAAGATACAAGCAACAGACATTACCAAGCAATTCAAGAATGGATTGCCGAGGGTAACACAATACAGGAAGCAGAATAATGGCAAGTATAAAACTAACAGGTGATACTTCAGGTGAAATTACAATCTCAGCACCTGCTGTAGCAGGGACGAACACTCTAACTTTACCTGCATCTACAGGTACAATGGCTCTTACATCTGATATATCAAGTGGTATTACAATGGTAGACCAATGGAGATTGAGTGCTGATACAAATTCAGGTACAGATGGTTACGTAACAACTAATTGGGAAAGAAATGATAATAGTGGTTGGAGTGGAATAGGAACAGGATTAACTGAAAGTTCAGGTGTTTTTTCATTCCCTGCAACAGGTATATATTTAATTGATTATATAGGACGTATTGATTCTGCATCTAATGATAAAATTTCAAATCTTAATTTAAATATTACTTTAGATAATTCTAGTTATACTGAGGTTTGTCAAACTGGGTCAGGTAATGCAGCATCAGGAAATAACTCAGTAGGTACAGTATCTAGTCATTTTCTTTTTGATGTAACTGATGTATCAACTCATAAATTTAGATTTAGGACTAGTTCCTTTGCAACAGGTACTTATCTTGCTGGTAATACAACTCAACAACGAACAGGATTTGTAGTTCTTAAACTTGGAGATACATAGAAATGGAAAGAGATTATTTACAAGAAGCATTACAAACATTTAATGATACTAATGGTGTCAATTGGTATGGTTGGAAAAAAGAAGATGACAATGGAAACAAAATCCCTAATTCTGAACGTATGCAATATCAATACATAAAGATTATTAAAGAGGGTGCAACTATGCCAAGTCAAGCAGATGTAAATGCAAAGATACAAGAAATAAAAGATACAGATGCACAAAAAGAAACTGACAAAGCAAATGGCAGACAAAAACTAAAAGACTTAGGATTAACAGATGCAGAAGTAAATGCATTGATAGGTAGTTAATAATGAAAGTAACCTTAGAACAACTTGCTGAAAAGCTAGACCGACTGGAGACAAAAGTAGAATCGTTACAAGAAGATGTAGCCAAAGGTAAAGGAGCTGTTAGTTTTCTTATGTGGTTAGGTGGTATAGCCACAATTATTGTTGGATACTTTTGGAGTAAGTAATGATACCTTTTGAAGTTATTACCATGTTAGGTAGTAGTTTACTTACAGGTGTATTAAGCCTGTGGTCAGCTAGTCAGAAAGACAAGGCAGAACAACAAAAGTATTTAATACAACGTGCTGAGGTTGATAGAGCAGCCATACAGGACGCACGTAATCACGGTGGACACTTCCAAAGTGTGACCCGTCGTTGGATGGCATTATTAGCAGTATTCTTTATTATATGTTTACCAAAGCTAGCCGTCTTTATAGACCCATCTATTGCGGTACATTTAATGTATTTAGAGCAAGTCAAAGAAGGGTGGTGGATATTTGGCTATACACAAGAGGTAACTACCTTTGCTGGTCTTACAGGTATAGTCATAACTAACGCTGATACACACTTTTTAGCGGCAGTATCGGGGTTTTACTTCGGTTCAGCTGCCGTAAGGAGATAAAATGACAGACCAAAATGAACAAATAGAAAAGATAGTAGAAGAGTTACCTGTATTACTGGTGGCTCATGCTTATAGGAAGCTTAAGTCAGGTGATGAAATATCTGCAAGTGAGATGAAGGTATGCTTAGATATCTGTAAGACTTACTCAAGTCCTGATATCGTAGAAAAAGCTAACAACATACTAGAGGACTTACCGTTCGACACAGATGAATAAGATAGATAACTTTAAGAACTTCTTGTATCTAGCTTGGAAACACCTCAATCTACCTGAGCCAACACCTATACAATACGATATAGCAGACTATCTACAATCTAAAGAGAAACGTATAGTAATAGAGGCTTTCAGGGGCGTAGGAAAGTCTTGGATTACTTCTGCATTTGTATGTCACCAATTACTGCTGAACCCTCAGCGTAACATATTGGTAGTATCAGCTAGTAAAACGAGGGCTGATGACTTTAGTACATTTACACAGAGGCTTATTGCAGAAATGCCTTTGTTACAGCATTTACAACCTAAGGATAGCCAAAGACATTCTAAGGTATCCTTTGATGTTGCCCCAGCACAGGCTTCACACGCCCCCTCAGTGAAGTCTATGGGGATTACAGGTCAGCTTACGGGGTCTAGGGCTGACCTTATTATTGCTGATGACGTAGAATCTGCCAATAACTCACAGACTCAGCTTATGCGTGACCGCTTAAGTGAGACCGTAAAAGAGTTTGACGCTATTATAAAGCCTAAAGTAGGACGTGTTATCTTTCTAGGAACACCTCAAACAGAGATGTCATTGTATAATGACCTAGATGAACGTGGGTTCAAGACACGTATATGGTCAGCATTGATTCCTAACCAAGCACAAAAGGTAGGATATGGGCATAAATTAGCTCCTACAATCGCTGATATGGATGGTAAAGAGGGAGACCCTACTGACCCTGATAGATTTAATGAAATCGACTTAATGGAGCGTTTAAGCTCATATGGTAGGTCAGGCTTTAATTTACAGTTTATGTTGGATACTAGTCTATCTGACGCCAATAAATACCCATTGAAGCTTAATGACCTTATTATAGCCTCAGGTTGCAGCACATGGACAGAAGCTCCAGCCAAAATACAATGGGCTTCAGGTATAGACCAAATCAAAGCGGTTGACTCTGAGTTACCTAATGTAGGACTTAAGGGTGACTATTGGACTTCTTACCTATATATGTCCGAAGAATTTACAGAGTTTGAAGGCTCAGTTATGTCTATTGACCCCGCTGGTCGTGGGGCAGATAAAACAGCCTATTGTGTACTTAAGATGTTACACGGTGTATTGTACCTGACTGCCATTGGTGGTCTAGATGGTGGATACTCTGATGACACACTTAAGAAGCTAGCCAATATTGCCAAGAAACATGACGTCAATGATATCGTCATTGAGAGTAACTTTGGTGATGGCATGGCAACACAACTTCTAAAGCCTGTATTGGCTGACATACATCCTTGTAATGTAGAAGAGGTACGTCACAGTATACAGAAAGAGAAGCGTATAATAGACACATTAGAGCCTATTATGAATACCCATAGGTTAGTTATTGATGATAAGCTTATCAAAGATGACTTTCAGTTAGACCCTGACCACCAGTTATTTAGACAGATGACTAGGATAACAAGGGATAAAGGTGCACTAAGGCATGATGACCAAATAGACGCCTTAGCTATTGCAGCTAACTACTGGGTAGAAGTGATGGATAGAGACCAAACATTGTCTTATAACCAACACAAAGAAGAAATGTTACAGGAAGATTTAGATAAGTTTATGGAACAAGCCATAGGCAGAGAGCCAAAAGGAGATAGCTGGATATGAGCGACTGGATATACTCTGATAGAGAGTGGGAAGAAGTCAAAAACCGTATAGGTCAAATTGAATCTTCTAATCGCTACGATATTACAGGTGGAAGTGGTAATGCTTATCACGGTAGGTATCAGATGGGAAAACAAGTCATAAAAGATTCTGCTTATGCTTTAGGTTTACCTACGCCTGACTTAGAGGTATTTAAAAAATCTCCTCACATGCAAGACAAATTTATGAAAAAGCACTATCAGATAGGCAATAACTGGCTTAATCAAAATAGTAAAGTATATAAAAACATGTCAAATGAAGATAAAAAGAAAGTGTTACCAATGCTTCAGTTTGGGGCTGGTAATGTGCGTAACTTTTTAGATAAAGGGATTATGTTTAAAGATGGAAATGGGACACCTATTACTAAGTTTAGGGATGCTTTTAATGGTTATGAGTGGGATGAAATAGACTCATACATAACTCTTGACCCTATAATGGTAACTCCATCTGATGGACAATAGGTCGTCAAAGGTTTTTCTTCATTTTTCCTTTGGCGGCTCTTGTCCTACTTGTAGGAGTCCTTGTCTGTAAATATCTAGACAAAGGGTGTACAAAAACTTAAAGTACCCATATAAGATAAAACCCCTGTGCACCCCTAGCTATATATAGACAAGCTATCCTTCCTTATTACTTATTAATTATGATACTAATAGAAGTACTACTCATAGTTATTACTGGAGTCTTACTCCTTAATAGTCACTATATAAAAACCTATTGGTTAAAGCCTGAGATATCCATAGGGGAGTTTATTCTGATAGCCGTGTTAACAGCTGTTGTTTTAGCTAATATTTGGTAAAAAAATATGAAGAGGTTATCGTACATGAGGCTTCGCCTCTTCCCCCGTCGGTTACTATATTATTGTCGCTGTGGGTTTCTTTTGGTCGTCACTGGCTCGGCTTCTTTCTATATATAGGGCTCTTTTGGTTTCCTATGGCTCGCCATTTTTATTTCATTCGTTTGTGTCCTCTGGTCTATTTTTATTCTCAATAGCTATATCAACAATTTATTTAAAATTATTTTCATTGCTAAACTATTGATTCTAAAGGGATTATTCAATTAGTATAAATTAATTTCATACATAGTGTTGACATGATGTCCATAATAGAATAATCTTTACTCATGCTGATTAGCTGGACAATATGAGATTCCAGCGAAATAAATACCAGCGGTCTGAAGTAAAGTAAGATGACGAGCGGTACGGATGGGGCACTTATCAGCTGGGAAAAAGTGCGATAGCTCATTATCCGAGATGATAGCGGAAGAGACTTATAGCACGGTCTATCTATCTAACGGGGACATGCAACAGCAAGATATTGAGGCTTGCACATGTAAAAGTTAAATTAATGTCGTACGGTATTGGTAGCCGTGCCTGAATGAGTAACCAACGAAACATTAACAACGAGGAAATACAATGAAAGAGATGTATATAACACATGAAGGAAAACGTACTAGTAAATCTAACCTTAGATTGCTAGAGGGTAACGGCATAACCGTTCTTATGTCTTATGCTACACCTGTAGCGTTTAAGGATGACAATGAGAACGCTAGGTGCAATGAGTGGTTCTTTACTAGCCATAAATACAGCCCTACAACCAGCAAACAAATAACCCGCTTTTTAAATGCGTACGCTGGCGGGCGTGAGGGTGGTCATGAGGTGTCCCAGCATAATATTGACAGTGCATACACAAACATGGCGGACAACGGAAACCATGTATTAATATCGAGAGGTAGCAGATAATGAATAGACAGATACAACGTGCTATGGACAATGATGAAGCTTATGCTCAAAAAGTAGAAGCTAATGAAGATTATGCAAGGGCTGAGTTATCAGCTAAGCGTATAACTAGGCTTCAATTTCACATGATAATGCGAGATATCCAGCGGGGTATTTTACCGTATATCGACTAGTTACACTGATGAGACTTCTATAGTCGAAACGCTGACGCCTCTAGATAGCTAGGGGCGTCCACATGGTTTATGCGTCTGTAACATTTAACAATTAACAAGCGAGGTAAAAATGCAAGTAATAAAATTATATCTGCCTATGCAAGATAATGACGGTAATGACTTAATGTCTTTACATGACCATTTTATAAATGATATTAGAGACGTTAGGGAAAATGGAAACGTAGCCAGAATATCGGGCTTTACTAGGTTTCAAGCTGAGGGCTTCTGGTTTGACGACGGACAAGCTTATGTAGATAATATTAAAATATATGAGTTTCATGTAGAAAATCAACATTTCAGCAAAGCTTACGCATATCTATGGAATCGTGCCTATCAACTATGTAAAGATATGGCTCAAGAATGTATCTACTTACAGGTTAACAATGATACTGAGTTAGTGAGGTAATAATGGACTTTATAATATTTGGGTTCATGGATAATTTCATATTAATACTGGGTATGTACTTTTCGTATACAAGCGTCGAGTACTACCTTGAGAAATACTTTGATAATATCCATGCTGATAAGCTGGTGCTGGCGTGTGTCAGTGCTGGCTTAGGGAATACATTTAGTGACGGCGTAGGATTCCTAGTGACAGGTAACTTTACTTGGATGACGCTTACTATTGTAGGGTGTTTAATAGGCATGGTAATTATACCTATCATGCAAAAGATAAAAGTGAGGTAAAATCATGAAATATACAGATATGGGTAAAGAAGATATTACTAAATGCTCTGATGATGAATTATGGATTAGAATTGATGATAATGATGACATGTATGAGTTAAAGAGTAAGCCTCTTCAATTAGTAAAATATGTAAAAGAAAATTATATTTATACTACGGAACAAATGGAAACATTATTGACTAATTCTTGGTGGGAATATCAAGACTCAATTAAATATGTAGAATTTTGGTAAACAATAACAGGAGAAAATAAAATGCGTGAAACAAGACAATTAGAGAACATAATAGAATTAGTAGAAAAAAGCTGTCGTAGACTGCATGTCAATTATGATGAACACACAGACTATTCACAAATAAATTCTTCTATTTTATTAGACATTATTAATAACTTAGAAAGTGTTAGAAGTGGCTTAGCTAACTTAAGATTGCCATTAACTAAACTTGAAATTTTTAATGAGAACAGTACTACTGACGAGGATTGAATATCCGAAACCCCTGACCAGTAAAGTGTCGGGGTTCTAGTACAATTAACAGCGAGGTAAAAAATGCAAGTAAATAACAGAGCGGTATGGGTTAAACTAAAAACAGCTATGAGTAACTTAGATAACTCAATTCCTGACCATGTTTTTGATGATGAAGAGGGACAGGATTTGGCTGATTGGATTAATGAGGTATGGGACGCTATAAATGAAACAGAGCGTCACTATTCTCAATATCATTTAGTTAAAAAAGACAGTACTACAAACAATTAACAGTGAGGTAAAAAAATGGTAGACATGACAAGCCGTAAGTATCTTGAGTCGTATTTCACAGATGAGGTTGACTCGCCTGAAGATATACAAAACAAGATACTATTGGTAATGAAGGAAGACGGTATTATGGAAGTTAATGAAGAGGGTAAGCTAGTCGTCTTCAAGAAGCGTCCATTACTCAAATACTTGAGGATAGCTTTTCCTGACATTAAGCCTAGCACTATCAATAGACAGCTTAATAACCTGTTTAAAGATGATGTGATTAGGATAGCGTCTAAGTATAAGACTAAGCCTTATGTCATTAAGAGTAGACAGTATGAGTCACGATTTAAGCGAGTCACTGACAAGCGTTTTCGTACCCGTACTGATATGCTCTTCGATATTCTTATGGGGGATGACCCTAAGAAGAGGCTTAGGTATCTACAGGACTCTCTAAGGTATGGGCATAAGCCTAGTAACTTAGATGTATAACAAGGAAGTATAATAGCTATATATAGCTAGGGGAGACAGGGGTTTACACTAATATGGGTACTTTAAACACCTGTTTCCTTATTTAACAATAACATAGCGAGGTATTATGAATATATTTATATTAGACAGACATCCACGCACCTGTGCTAAGTATCATTGCGACAAACACGTAGTCAAGATGATACTTGAGACAGCTCAGATGATGTGCACCGTACTAAATGAGTTAGGATATGAGACACCTTACAAGTCTACACATCCTAAACATCCATGTACGCTGTGGCTCAAGGAGTCTAGGAATAATTACTTATGGACTAGACAACTAGCTAAGGGACTCAATGCTGAGTACAAGTTACGCTATAACAAAACTGATAATCATAAGTCATGGGACGTTATAAAAAGCTTACCAGCATTACCTAAAGAGTTACC